TCATCACTCCTTGGTAACGGCGCTACTGCTGGAACTGCTGGTTACAAGAAGGCAATCAACGGCCCTCTTAACGCTGGTACTCCATTCGGTGAAATCAACACAATGCTTGTAGAGATGTGGGAAACTAACCGTGCGCAACCAGGAACGCTTTACACTTCTGGTCGAATCCAGGCAGCTTTGCTTGCTGAGATTCAGCAGCAGGGTTCAGCAACTTCATACCGTGCTAACTACATGACTGGCGATGACGGAATCATCGTTGGTGGTGCAGTAACAGGAATCACCTCACCAGTAGGTGGACCAGCACTGAACATCGTTGCTCACCCATTCATCCCAGAAGGTGTTGTGATTGCTCACTCAACCACACTTCCTTCACCAGTATCTGGCGTACCAGGAACGGCGACCATCGACAATGTCGTAGATCTCACCACAATTTCTTGGCCCCAGATCGGCATGAGTTGGGATCTCTCCACCTACCAGTACGGAACTTTCGTGTTCCACACACCTGGTTTCGATGGAATCCTCACAGGAATCACTACAACTCTGTAGTCCTGTAAGTCGCTAGGCATTACTGCTTAGCAATTAGCGAGTTGAGTCGGGCTGGATGTTCCCCTTCGTCCAGCCTGACTCCTCGCTCTATTCGCAAAGGGAACGCATGAGAATTATTGGATCAGACAAGAACCTAAAGACTGTTGACTTTGAGGGCAAGACCCTTAACCAACAGAAGGACGGTACATTCCACGCTGACCAAGACACCGCTAAGAAACTTGTATCGTCAGGAGACTTTGCAGTGGCTGGAATTACATTCAGAAATGCCAAGGGATTCATCTGTAACGAGTGCGCCTTCGTAAATGTCTTTCGAGACAAGTGCGGTAAATGCGGTTGCACCGAACTAACGCCGGAGAGCGAATCATGACCATTGTTGCACCTTGGGTATTAGACGAAAACGACACAGTTCCGTATGTCACAATTCAGGACATTAAGAACTCACCTATTGCAGCGAGCCTTGACTTCACCAACCTCATTCCAAACACCAGCGTCAACTCACAAGACGCAGCTCTGGCTCAACTTATCTACCAAGCATCAGCCAAGGTAGACGCTTACGCTGCTGGAGCATTGGCCTCATTGTCTGCAACGGTCAACACCGAAAACGGACGAGCCTCAATTAACCGCCGAGGACAGTTCATTGTCCACCCCTACGGCTGGCCTGTATTGGAACTACGCTCCTTCTCCTACGCTGCTTCAGGCCCTGTCGGTGGTCAGACTCCAATTACCCTGACCAACAACAACACTCAAATCGAGCGCTACCAGTTCATCGTCAACACCAACTGGAACCCAGGACAGTCAACGACCTACCAGTTCGGGACTTCAATGTTCCCAAGCGCACAGTACGGCAACGAATACGCCTGCCAGTACGTCTACGTCAACGGCTTCCCTAACGCTCTGAACATAGAACCGATTACTAAGGGTGCTACTTCAATTACCGTAACCAAGAACACCGGTATCTACGCCAACTCATCACTCATTATCTGGGATGGCGCTAACACCGAGACCGTTACCGTAGCTTCAAACTTCGTGCCTGACGATGGCGACATTGTTACCCTCGCTAGGCCCAAGCGCACAGTACGGCAACGAATACGCCTGCCAGTACGTCTACGTCAACGGTTTCCCTAACGCTCTAAACATGGAACCGATTACTAAGGGTGCTACTTCAATAACCGTAACCAAGAACACCGGTATCTACGCCAACTCATCACTCATTATCTGGGATGGCGCTAACACCGAGACCGTTACCGTAGCTTCAGACTTCGTGCCTGACGATGGCGACATTGTTGCCCTCGCCAAGCCAACTAAGTACCCACACACCGCAGGTTGCTCAGTAGCCTCACCTAACCTTACCGCCGTCAAAGAAGCGACTATTCACTTTGTTGTATCTATGGTGGAAGAGCGTGGATCAGGTGCGTTCACACTTTCAGGAGCAGCAGCAGCCGGAGCAGGTGGCCCTATCACCGCTTCAGAGGCTCACCACGCAGCTGCCTATGACCTACTCGACACCTTCCGCAACATCTGGGGTCGTGTCTAATGTCAAGACAGGTCGTTCGAGACCAAGTTGTCGAATACTTATCGAACGCAGACATCACCGGTCTTACAACTATCTACACATTCCCTCCGAAGATTACGCCAGAGGGTGCGTTCTATCCAGGACAAACGCCTAACCAGTTCCAAGGCGCAATCGTCTTTACGTTCATTGAGCGTCAGAGCGAACAGCGAGTGGCATACGGTGGGGCGCATAACGGGCGTAAGTTTGTAACCTACGAGTTCGTGTTCTCTTGCTACTACCGAAGCACCCAAGGCCAAGCCGAGGTTGCTGCTATGGGCAACGAGACATTCCTAGACTCGTTTGTATCTGCCATCCGTGCTAACCGTACAGCTGGCGCACCTCAGAACACACAGAACAATGTGTGGCAGTGGGGTGAAGCAGGAGTTGGGGGCAAAGGCCCAGACATCCTCATTGAATCAGACCTACCAGTTCTACTTGGTGGGGCGCAAGAAGTAACTCAAACATTCTCAACTATCAGAGTCACCGTACTCGAAGAGGTGGACACATGACCCAATACAAATACACCGGTTTTTACACAACGGTCTATACCGGCGTTGCAGGACCAGACGGTGGTACTCTTGAAGCAGTGCCAGGGCAGACCTACAACCTAGATACTGCTCCCGACTCTTTCTGGACAGCCGTATCTTCTTCTAAGAAGGCCCCAGAAGCCCCTGTAGCCGACGCTACAACAGAATCTGAATCAACCCCTACCCAATCAGAAAGTGAGCCTCAATAATGGCCGCCTATTTAGTTGCTAATAGTTACCTCGGAATCATGCCTGAGGTGGCACGAGGAACACTCAACACAGGAGGAACTCCGGTTTACATTCCGGTCACAGCTCCTCAAGTGACACCTATGCAGACTTTTCTTAGAGACGAGGCTCTGCGTGGATCACCAGTTATGGTGTACGACCAAGTTCAGGGTGTACGTCACGACGAGTACGACGCTAAGTTCTACCTCTTTGCTGACACCTTCCCTAACCTAGTTAAAGCCGTTCTTGGTGGAACTGACACCGTTACAGGTGCAGGACCATACACGCACAACATCAAGCTTCTTAACAACGCTTCTATCGGTTCACAGCCACAGTCTTACTCGATTATGGACTTTGACGGTGCTAACTACTTCACCCTTCTTGGCGCACAGGCTGACCAACTTGAAATCTCGTTTGGTGCAGAAGCCGCAGCAGAGTCAACAGTTAAGTTCTTCACCAACCCATACACATCGGGTACATCAGCAACAGCACCATTCAGCTCACCAAGCCTTTCAACGGTTCACATGATTCCTGCGTGGGACACAACTATCACAGTTGCTGGAACGACTTACACCTACATTCAGGACGGAACGCTGACCCTTGCTCGCAAGACAGCACCTATCTTCACAATGGGCGCACAGGCTCCATACCAGAACTTTGCTGGTCCTATTGAAGTAACTGGTAAGTTCACCGCCGTAGTTAACTCTTTGACAGACCCTTGGTCAACTGGATCAGGCGCAACTGCATTGACACGAAGCCCACAGGCACTTGTCATTACATTTACTGACCCTAACGACTCATCAGGTGGAACGCAATACAGCGTTTCATTCACAATGACTTCAACTCAGTTCCACAACGTAAAGCGCACACGAGGCAAGGCTTACACCGAAGTAGAAGTAGAGTTTACTGCTAACGCTGACGCTACTGACGCTACGACTGGTTACTCACCAATCCAAGCCAACATCGTTAACGCAACTTCAACCGCTTACTAAATAACCCAAAGGGGAAACAATGCCAGCAGTAAACCTTCCAAATGGACAGTCAGCCATCTTGTATGCACGAGACGAAGTTACCGAGCGCACAGCTCGCACCATTTCTCGTTCGTACATGAAGGCGGCTGGTACGGCAGCAAAATTAACTAACTTAGGATTTGACGAGGCTAAGCCTGAGTCATGGACTATCTTTGCTGAGATTTCAGACGAGGACAGAGACAACCTAGACGGTTATCAAGCTGCTCTTATTGCTGGAATGGTTAAGTCTTGGTCATTGGGCGATTTGCCTACGACTGATTCTGCACTCGATTTGCCTAAGCCTGTCTTTGAGGCATTGGCCGAGGCTTGCGCTAACGAGTTCAACAACACCCCAGACTTTTCGCCAGACACCGACCCAAAAGCCCCTACCGCCGACTAGCACGGCTGGAGGCAGCACTTAGAGGCAAAGATTCAGAAGTAGACATAGAGGTTGCTAGCCTTTATCGTGAGTACCAATTTCGTAAAACGTTTGGTGGATCACATGACGACTTCCTTAACCAGCCTCGCCAAGGATTCAGAAGTAGACATAGAGGTTGCTAGCCTTTATCGTGAGTACCAATTTCGTAAAACGTTTGGTGGATCACATGACGACTTCCTTAACCAGCCTCGCAACGTAACAGACTGGCTTATTGCTATTAACAACACTATGAACGAGGTTCAGCGTGGCTGAGATTGTAACTGGCATTCCTAACTTTGAGGAATCCCTTGAGGCTATGAAAATTAGTGTTGACGAAGCAGCTCGCAAGTTCGTTCTTCAAGGCGCAGAAGTAATTAAGCGTGAAGCCAAGAAGATGTTTATTACTGGCGCAGACGCAAAAATAACCGAATCATGGCGTTCAGACGCATGGCCACTACCGACTCGTCGCACCGGCAACCTGATGGCAAGCATCTATTCAGATGGTGCTAAGAAAACAGGTGAAGGAAAATGGGAATCACAGACCGGCCCTCACATTGTTTACGGACGACGCATTGAACTTGGGTTTCACGGATCAGGTCGTTGGCCTTATTACACGACTCGCCCATTCCCTTACATGCAACCTGGTATTGACAACTCAATTCCACAGCTTGACATTCTTTTTAACTCACTCGTAA